GGTTGGCAACTTTCAGATCAAGCAGGGCGGCGCTGGCACGCAGGTCACTCAGCCCTGCGCGGCTGCGGCTGCGACGATCAGCAACATGGTTGCTAAAACCCGCACCGATCTTGTGACGCTTGGCTTGCAGGCGGGCGCTTAGGATTGATCCAATCCCGCAGTCGTGTTAGGCTGTCTGCATGGCAAATATGACAACACCCCCAATGGCGTTTATGGTCATTGGGGGTGTTTTTGCTAATGCAGGTGATAGCCATGACTGATTATGGAGTGAAAGATAAAGAGCCTTTGTTGCTTCCTGACATCAACCTTCACGGGATGACGGTTGATCTTGTGACATGGCAGAGCGGTGTTAAGTTCGCCCGGTTTTATAGAGATGGCGTGCATCACGATGCACCGCTGAGCATCATTACCAGCCCTCAGGGGCAACAGGCGGTTGACGCGATCCGCAACACTTTTGACTATTACAAGGAGAGCGCATGATGGATGAATATCAACTCTACCCGGTGACTATGGCTCACCCCGCATACAAAGCCGCGCAGTCTCTGCTTGTCCCCGGCACGGAGAGGCTGAACGGGCAACGCCAGCCCATCCCTGGCACTGGCGACTATCAGGGCACGCCAGAGCGTATGCCGCCCGTTACCGTCAATTCCGATGAGGAGCGTAAATATTACGAGGCTCAGGGATATAAGTTTGCTGGTGATTGTGATCCCAGCGCATATGCCGTCGCTCATTCATCGTCCCCGCCTGATGCTTACGTTCCGCTGGAATACCCCAAGTATGTCGGCGTTGTGCTGGTGAACAGCCGCGAGGAAGAGGATGAACTTTCGCCGCCCCTGATCCCGCCCGCGATTGGTGATGGCGAAGATGTGCCGGCCAAGAACCGTGGTGGTCGCCCCCGCAAGGTTGAAGCGGCATGACTGGCACCGGCCCTGACATTCGCAGCGGCGAGCGCATTAAAGTGCCCGGCAAGCATCCCGAAGGAACGGAATTTTACAAATGGCCTGACCTAAATGGCGGGATGATATTTGCTTGGTATCCCAGGCTTGAACTTCACGTTTGCTGGTTGATTGGAGATGTCGGAGCCAAGATTGCCGCGATGGCGCAGCTGAAGGCGGCTATCAAATATGTGGACGGCGGAGGAAGATGCCCCGGTCAAAAACCGTGGCGGACGACCCCGCAAGATTGCGGAGACGCATGATGTCGTTTGAGCCTTTCCCACAGTGGTATAACGGCGTGCTGTATTCATCGGCACAAGAGTTGGGTGACGCTATTGCGCAGGCCAATACGGCGGCTGTTCCCGTTATCCCTTCACCCGGCGATCCGGTCCCTGCCGATCCCAACCCAACTATTTCAGTGATTGACTCAGGCGAATGACCACCGCCCTCGATATCATCAACGACGCCTATGGGCTGATCGGCGTTTATGGCATCGGGGGGGCGATTGCCAGTCAGGATGCTGCGCTTGGGCTCCGCGTGCTCAATGACATGCTGGATAGCTGGTCGAATGAAAGTCTGACCACGTTTGCCACATTGGAGCAGAGTTTTACGCTGGTCCCCGGCGTTCAGAGCTACACCATCGGCGCGGGTGGCACGCTGAACATGACCCGGCCCATCCGTATTCTGGAGGGGCCCGGGACTGCCTATGTGCAGGACAGCAACGGCAACAACTATCCGGTGGAGGTGGTGCCGCGCGACAAGTGGAACATGTATTCCAACCGCTCGGCGCTGATCAGATCGGACTTCCCTACAATCCTCTATTACGACAACCAATACCCTCTTGGGATTATCAACGTCGCGCCGTTCCCTACCATTGCCTATACAATGTATTTTGACAGCTATCTGCAGCTTTCCGATCTGTCGTCGCTGACCACCTCGATCAGCTTGCCCCCCGGATATGCTAAAGCATTAAAAACCAATCTGGCTGGGGAATTGCATCCGTATTTTGCGGATAGCCAACTTTCTCCTGTCGTTATCGCGCAGGCATTCGAGAGCAAGGGCAATATCAAACGATCCAATATGCGTGATGTTACTGCTGTTTATGATGACGCCATCGTGAGCCGGGCCAATGTCAGCTATAACCCATACACTGATAGCGTCGGCAGTTCTGTTGGCTCGCGATGAAAACAGTCGAGACGCCTTTTCTGGGCATCGCATATAGCCTGCGGTCAAAGTCGCTTGCCGACCAGCAACTGATCAACCTCTATCCTGAGATAGTTGAGGGCAAGTCCGGATCGGCGGAAGTGGGGGCATTTTATGGATGCCCCGGCCTTAATCTGGTGACGACAGTAGGCAGCGGGCCGATCAGGGGGATGCTCGATCAGGAAGAGTTTTTGTTAGTTGTGTCTGGAAATCAGGTATATAGTCTGGACAACTCCTACAACGCGACATTGCTTGGCACAATCGGCACATCGTCTGGTCCTGTCAGCATGGTAGCCAATTCCACCCAGCAAGCAATTTTTGATGGTGTTAGGGGGTATTCCTATTCAGGCGGGGTGTTAGCGCCGATCTCGCTGCCGTTCTCCAATCCCGGCATTGCTGACTATATGGATGGGTTTGTGCTGATTAACGAGGTTGGCACGTTCAACCTGTGGCAGTCCAATCTCAATGATCTGACCACATGGGACCCGCTCAATTTCACAACCGAGGACGGGACGCCTAGCGATGTTGTGGCGCTGATTGAGTTTCACAATCAGTTTGCCATCTTCAAGGAAGATCACTTTTGCTTCTACATCAACGCGGGGCTTAACGGCTTTGTTTTCCAGCGTCTGCAGGGGGTTTATGGGCAGGTAGGCGTTGCCGTGCCTTACAGCCTCGCACAGATTGAAGAGACGCTGTTGTTTCTTGGCCAAAGCCCGATCGGCGGGCGGGTGGTTTATGCGATTGATGGGTATCAGGAGCAGCGGGTTTCCACGCACGCTCTGGAATATGCGATGAATGGCTATTCAACGATAGATGACGCCATTGGATTTACCTATCTGCAGGAGGGTCATAAGTTCTATGTCCTGACGTTCCCGACTGAGGGCGCTACTTGGGTTTTGGATTTGACCGCCACGAAGCGGATGGGAGTTCCCGCTTGGCACCAAAGGGCATCATTTTCCAATGGTAATTTTGGGCGATACGCAGCCAATTGCTTTGCCTTTTACAATGACGGCGATCTGTTGGTTGGGGACTACGCGAGCGGCAATATCTATCGTCTCAATCTCGATATCTTCACCGACAATGGGGCGCAGCGCAAATGGCTTCGTTCATGGCGCGCCACCCCCAAGAATGTCTATGATGCGCAGCGGTTTAATTTTCTGGAATTGACATACCAGAGCGGGACGGAAGTCCCTGACGGCACCAATCCTCAGGTGGTGTTGAGATATTCCGATGATAGCTTCAATTGGTCCCCAGACCTGATCGGAGCGGCGGGACAAACCGGGCAATATGCCAATACATTGAGGTGGAACAGGCTGGGTTCGACGCGGCGCGGCACTAACTCTGACCGGGTATTTGAATTGTCATCGACTGATCCGTTCAAGGTTGCTTTGTTTGGGGCGATTGTGGGGTGAGCACGACTGGCGTAACAGGTATGCCGAGCCTTGCTGCGATGCTGACAAACCCTTCCACGGGCATCATCACGCAGCCCTGGTATATTTTTCTTCAGCAATTGTTCAACCGCACTGGCGGGGTGGCTGGCGGAGATCAGACGGTGGTTAGCGGTAGCCTCATCGACTATTGCGGCCCGACTGCCCCTGATGGCTATTTGGCGTGCAACGGGTCTGCGGTCAGCCGCACTGTGTATGCATCTCTCTATGAGGCGATAGGGGTAACTTGGGGGTCTGGCGATGGCTCTACCACGTTCAATGTGCCTGATTTTCGCGGCGTGTTCATTTATGGGGCCAATGGGTCTAATCCTGTTGGGACATTAGGCGGTTCTGCTACTGCCACGCTCGATGTAGGCAATTTGCCTGCCCACAATCACCCTGTCATTGATCCGGGGCACTTGCACGCTATTACCGATCCCGGCCACAATCACACGGCATTGGTGGCGTCCAACACCAATACCATAGGTTCTGGGGCTGGTTCAGGGACTGCGGGCAACACCGGCACCAGCGCAACGGGCATCACGATAAACACGGCTACCACTGGCGTTACCACCAACAACACGGGCTCGGGCGATGCGTTTGCGATCATCCCGCCCTATGCCACTGTGTTGAAGTGCATCAAGACATGACGCCGTTTGTCATCTTCTCGCTGCCAAGGTCAAGGTCAACATGGTTATCCTTGTTTCTAAGCTACGGTGGGTTGCTGATCGGTCATGATGTGGGGGTTGATAGCGAAAGCATCCCTGATTTTATTGATAGGATGAAGCCGGGGACATGCGAAACGGGCGCTGCCTTTGCGTGGCCAGTTATCCGTGAATATCTTCCAATGTCTAAGTTTGTCACTGTGCGGCGTGATAGGGACGAGGTTTGCGATAGCCTCGCCCGGTTTGGTTTATCGGGCTTTCAAGATGAAATGCGGGTGAGGGACTGCCATCTTGATGATATTGAGCGCCTGCCCGGCACTAAGCGATTTTTCTATGAGGATTTGGCGAGGATGGAAGTATGCGCGGATTTGTTCACACATTGCTTAGAAAAGCCTTTTGATGTATCATGGTGGCAACGCATGGATGCGTTGAATATTCAAGTTGATATGAGCAAGCAGATGCGCAAGCTCATACATAATCGCGGCCAGATAGAAAGTCTTAAGGATGACGTTCGCCGTTGCCTCTGAGCCTTGGTCAAGTGGATGGTGGGCAGAAGCAAAACCTTTGGCGGAATCCCATTTTAACGAGACAGACGGAGACGACATAGAACCAAAGCGCAAGTTCAATCTATCCGAACGGCTGATGGCTTTGATGTATGAGGCTGGGGCGTTGCTGCTGATAACCGCCCGAAAAGATGGCAAGATGGTTGGTTATCACACTTGGCAAGTATCGGAGGACGTTGAGAGCGAGGGTTTGCTGGTTGCATATATGGGAGGGTGGTATTGCTCCCCCGGCAATGCGCGCGCTGCCTTTGAGTTGTTTAACAAGTCTGTTGAGGTTCTTAAGTCTATGGGGGTGCAGTGTATTTTTCCTCATCATAGGACAAAGGGACGCGGCTCTGATATTGGTAAGTTCTTTATGCGTCAGGGTGCTATACCGATTCAGGCGACATATTCTTTGTGGATAGGCGACTAGTATGGCAAGCGTTTCTCTTCCGGTTGCATTGGCAGGCAGTAGCGTTCTATCCGCAGGCATCGGTGCCCTTGGCGCATCCAGCGCCGCTGGAGCGCAGGAGGCGGCGGCAAATGCGGCAACTGCTGAACAGCAAGCCCAATTTGCCCAGACAACCGCCAACGAGGCTCCCTATCTGGCAGCCGGTGGCAATGCCCTGACGGCGCTAATGCAGGGCGAGGGGCTTATTCCCGGCCAGAGCAATGCCAATGTGGCCAATGGCTCCCTGACAGCGGCATTCAACCCCGCCAATCTTGCCCAGACGCCTGGCTATCAGTTTCAGCTTCAGCAGGGTGAACAGGCCCTGTTAGACCAGCAATCGGCCACTGGCGGAGTTGGTGGGG